ATTTATATAGTTACTTGTTGGAACTTATAATCGAATTTTTCATCTGCGTATATTTTAACACGCTCTCTCCAATGTTTAAGTCCGTAATTATCCCTTTTCTTCCAATGTAAATCATCAACAATGTCATATAAAACCGCTTGATTATTTTTATCATCTAATCTTAATATTCTACCAATAGATTGTAAATTTCTAATCTTTGCTTTGTACGGATGTGCAAAAATCAATGACTGTAAATTTTTAATATTAACACCCGTTGATAAAACACCAGATGATGCAATAATAACTGCGTCTTTACATTTTTCTGTGATAGCACGAATTGATTCTCGTTCTTCCACATCTGTTTCTCCGGCAATGAAAAACACCTCTCTATTATGAGATTTATTTTCCATCAACCTCTTTAATACTTTACCATGCTTTTCTACATAATTAAATAGTATGAGTGTGTTACCCGTTTGATCTAATGCAAGATTACAGATAAAGTTATTTCGTTTTGTATGTGATACAATAAAATCTATTTCTTCTTTATATGTTGATTTCTTTTGTGATTCTCTTTCAACTTCTGGATATTTTAATAACAAACATTGTATTTTTAAATCAGATATATGTTTATCTTTCATTAATTGTTTAGAAGTTATTGCCTTATATACTTTACCAAACAAACCTTCTAAAACAAATTGATGTGTTTTAGATTCAGTTAATGTACCTGTAGTACCAAATCTATATCGACAACTAACCATCTTTTCAAGTATGCCTTTCAATGAAGTAGCACTACATAAATGAGCCTCATCACCTACTACCATACCAAACTGTTTAAAGAAAGGAACTCCAAGTCTAAACAAAGATTGCCATGTAGAAATCACAATCTGTTTATCTGTTTTCTTATCTCTACCCGAATAAATCATATGACATTGATTTTCGGCATTCCATTTATCGTGAGATGAATAATCTTTAAAATCATTATACATTTGTGTAACAAGATTAGTTGTTGGCACAAGTATTAATATCTTATCATTATCTAAAAAGTGTTGATGCCATCTTATTAATGAATATATAACTAAACTTTTTCCTGAAGATGTAGGAGATAATAATAATGCACGCTCAGATTTGATACAATGTTCAAACGAAGCTATCTGATAATCTCTAGGTATGATTGGTTTATTTTTACAATGAAGATTTAATGATTTGAAAAAATCATTAATTTTTAAATCTTTGGTAGGCTTAACACTTATAATATCACTTTTAACAATATAATGTCTTTGCATTGCAAACTTCATAAGATGATCGTAAAGACCCATATAAAGTTGTTGTGTTTTTACATTATATAAACGAATTTTTCCATCCCAAATCTTATTACGATATTGAGGCATGAATTGATAACCCGGAACTTGAAATGCAAAAAATTCATTAAGTTCCTGAGATATGTGTCTTTCACAAGATATTTGCAAAAAGGTTTCGTTTAATTTTCCAACGACAATCATAATTAAAAAGCACCACCCATAAATTTTTGATGTTCAAGAGCGTTCTTTATATTAAAGGATTTATTTTGCATAGTTTGTGCTGCTTGCACGATTAACTTCAATTTTTCTTCCTGTATTTTTAATTTGTCTTGTAATTCATTAAGTTTTTGATCTGCTTCTAAGTAAATATTAATATCTGATTTTAAAACTTTATGGTCAAATGGTTCTTTTTCATATTCAGATGGATCTGATTTTCCCATATAATACATCCACCTTTTATATCTCAAAACATTATATTCTTTTTCAAGAAAACGCAAACGAATCGCTTCGTCATGTGCGAGTTGTTGATATTTAGATACTTGTTCTGGAATTTTAAGAGATTCAGAATCCAATTGTGTATAATCAATCTTTTTATCTGATTCAATTAATTCTAATATTTGTTCAATTTTCATGTAACAATTATAACAAATTACATTAATTAATACAAGGGAAAAGTTTGCCTATTCAATCTTGGCTATTTCAAACTGTCCTTTGAAGTTAAAAGTCGTGTCAATTATGATAGGATCAAGTGTAGACGTAGTAGTATCCATTCCAACGGAACTCAGAGAAGTAGGGTAAACATCAGTAAAAGTAAACCTGTAATTGGGATTTGATTTATTAGTATGAAAAATTACATCCATATCAGAAAATCTACTGGCATCTTCAGATATGGTAGTTGTTTCTTCAAGTTCTTTAAACTGTTCAAAGTTTTTAGGAAAACCGAGTCCAAGCATCCATGCATATATTTCTTGATAATTTTTCAAATCTTCATCTAATATAAACCCGATAGTGAGTGCTTCAAATTGAAGTGTATCACCTTCTACGGGAGCATTTAAAAATGGAGTAGGTAAAAAAGTATCTCCCAAAATTACTGAGGGAATAGTAATTCTTTGACAAAAATATTCTACATGAGGTAAACGAGAAAAACTAACTTCAAAATTTACAACATTTAATTGATTAAAATTCTTAGGTTGTGTACTTGTAAGTTTAGTCATTTAACTGATTTTTTGAAGTCGTAGGAATTTCTTTAAGTACTTCTATATTTTCAATATCTTCTTCTTTAATATCTTCGATATTTATATCTTCGGTTACGGCTAGTTTTCTTTTGTACCATAACATTGCTTCTTTAATTTGTTCTTTTTCCATTGAATAAAGTTCCTTACGCTGATGTATTAACCATAGAACCTTTACCTGATTCTATTGGTGCTATTTCATCTACTTTTGCTACTCCCACATCTCCTACAGGATTCACGGGTGTTACTGATGCAGCAGGTGGTGTGAGAGCAGATTGATTCATACTCTGAAATGCTGGAGTTTCTAACGTACTTTGAACATCCATAATTTTACTTCTTTCTTTTTTTTTGTGTGGGAAAGAGGACAAGTAAACTAAGCATTTACTTATCCTCTTTTATATTCAAAAACAGAATATTTCATTCTGTGTTGAAGTATTTATAATACTTGAACCAACCGACATACAAACTATAACACAAAGAAAAGCACAATACAAGGGAAAAGTTAATAATAAACATATCCTTTTCTATTCAATGCTACTCTATTAACTTGGTGTTCTTTTTGTATATCTTGTTTTGATTGTCCTTGATAAGATACTGCTAAATTTTCTTCAATCATTTGTTCATTTAAGTTGACTTTATTAACTATAATTTCACCTAAAATACGGCCAAACTTCCCTTTTTTGTCTAAATGCGTTTTAAGAGTTATATGCGATCCTTTGGGACAATAATCATTTAAAAAGGCTTTAGATAAATTCCCGTAAAATTTTTCTTCAGGATCTTTTGTCCGTGATTCGGGTGTATCTATTCCATAGAGTCGTATAGTTTGATTAGAAAGAAACAAATCAAACCCCAAATCAATATCACACCTAATAGTATCTCCATCTATGATTTTAGTTACCTTTGCTCTATATTCATGCATTTTCTTTATTAAGTTTCTCTATATATTCTTTCTTTTCACCGAAATAGTTATCAAACAATTTATCAAACATAATCCATCCTGTAATTAAATATTTTGGCTCATCATTTAATATCGGTAATGCTCTGTGAGTATGAGTAAACCCTGCTGGCCAGATTAACAAGGTTCCTGTAGTAGGTTTGATTTTTAAACGATCTTGATAAACAAATTCTGTTTCCCCACCTTCTTCAATATCATTTAAATAATACATAAAGGTTAAAATTCTACCTTGTGATTGTATATCATCTGATTGTTGTTCATAATGATATTCCCAATTACTTTCTTTATTCTCTTTACTAACTTTTCTCATTTTCAAAGGCATGGCAATCAATTTAGGAGACCACGATAAAATATCAAATGTTTTTTCATATTTATTATAATGTTCCCATAAGAAATGAAACAGAGTTCCAGAAGCTTCAATAAATTCTGGTATTTGTTCAATATATAAATCATCACACCGAAATCCTCTTGGATCTTCTACTTCTCTGCCAAGAGCATCATCTGGTGTAGTGTTATTATAATGTTCATATGTTTCTATTAAATTCTTACAAAATTCTGGAGATAATATATTTTTATAAACTCCAATAAATCTATCTCCCTTAGAAAAATCACAAACATCATTATAAACCTCTGGTCTATTTTGTGCTACATGACGATTAATAAAACCGTATTGCGAATATGCGTTACTCATATCATTCTCCAAATAAAAAAGGGGGAGGGGTAAAACCCCATCCCCCTTAGTTAAAAACAAACTTAAATTACATCAAGTTAGCAACTTTAACTTTTCTGTAATATGAATTTGAATTAGCAGCGATACTAGTCATTGGATTAGCTACAAGACCATATCGGGTTTTAAATCCGATTTTTGGTTGGAATGTATCTTCACCCATCGCACGAACCATTTGTAGAGGAACGTAAGGACAGTAAAAGAAGCCTGCATCATAAGGTGATGTACCACGATAACCAACTGTATAAAAGTGGTCAACGGATCCACCCCAATATGGGTCAACATAAACTTTCATCTTACCATTGAGAACGCCAGCGAAAGTTCGATTAGCATCGTCAACTTCTAACGCAGTAGACATTGCCGGTGCATGATCGAGCATTCCTGCCATTGACATAGCAGATGCAACGTCAGATGAACAAATCATAAAGTTACCTTTACCGCGTCGGGTGTCGATAGCAATACGATTAGCATCACGCTCAATTTGATACAATAAACCTTTGAACTTTTCAACCATCCAACGACCATTAGAGTCCGTGTTCAGATCAAAAGTACCAGCGGTCGTTACCGTACCAGTAGGTGCGCCTGCTTTAGCAGATGAATAAATTAAGCGAATTACTTCGCGATTGATTTCAGAGAGAATCTCAGTAGAAAGGATATTCGCCAATTCTGTTTCAGCATCCAAACCGTGAACGGCTTTAAGATCCTGAGCAAGTTCTGTTGAATATTCAGCTTTCAATGCACGCGTTTTAGCGGTTACTGAAGTTTTCTCAATACTGAACGCCATTTCCTGGAAAGTACGTCCACCAGATGATCCGATTGCTTCACCATCAGCGTTATCAAGTCCTTGTCCAGTTGTCCAAGTACCATCAAACGGATTGTTGGTATCATCGGTAGCAACATGAGCAGGCGTACCGTCATTATCTCCGGCATAAGCAGTATTAGCTTCGTCATAAAGAGCTTCGGTTCCACCTTGAGTTCCGTATCGGCTCTTCATTGCGAAAATTAATCCCGTAGGTCCAGACATAGGCTGAACACCACAAACGTCATAAGCGATCATTTGAGGCATAGCGCGTCGAACTAGGGAAATTAGTACCGGATCCCATTTAGCAACGCCACCAGTATCAGGCATAGCGCCAGAGCTGTTAGCAGGAGCCGCTTCTGATAAAAACTTTTCTTGATTCTCCAACAAACGCAATGTTACATCACGCTTATAAGAATCTTTAATCTCAGGAAGGTCTTTATGCTCTATTACGGGCTGCCATTTCTCCTTGATTGTTTCAGATAAATACATTTGTATCTCCTTTATTATTAATTAAATTTTAAAACTTAACAAACTTCAAATTCACTTAGTCCATATATTTAAGAATAAGGTATTTACTTTTTCAAGTTAGATATTGCAGCCATAACACTATCCATTCTACCATCACTTGATCCATCTGTTATGTCTTTGTTAGTTGCCGCAGTTCCCTTATTATCTTCCAGTTTCTTATCTTTCTTAAAGTAACTGTTCTTAATGATGTTCAACTTTTCTTTATATTGTTCATCAGATTCATAATCGACATCTTCAGTCAACTCTTTCATTTTTTCAATGTCCGTGTCAACCATACCTTCAGTAATGTTTCGGAAAACGTCTATAGCTTTATAAGTATTCAACTCTTTCGCTGTATCCATATGCTTTTGGGTCTGTTCGTCAAGTTTAGTTTCCAATTCGGCAACTTCTTGTACAAGACTCTCAAAGACATCTTCTTTTTCTGCAGGAACGTCAATGTAATGTTCTTCAAACAATTTTTTCAATCCAGAAATAAAACTCTCCGTGACTTCGTTGCGAACACCGGTTTCAACAGCTAGTTTATTTTCTTCCATCCATTCTTTTACAACGTAATTCATATACTCATCCATTTTTTCTGTCATCTCAGTATGAATTGCCTGAGTTTTTTCTTGTGATTCTTTTTTAGATTCTTCACGAACCTGTTTACGAATCTTAGAAATCTTAGACTTAACAGCGGCTTCAAAAATTGTAGCGGCTTTAGTCTTAAATTCTTCTGAAAGTTCTTCGCCATCAATCAAAGCAGAAACATCTTCAGAAACGTCTATTTCTAATTCTTTTTCTTCTTTCTTGGCTTTTTTGGATTCCATTTCTTCTTCATCTTCTTCATCATCTTCCCAATCTTCATCATCCATTTCTTTCCTAGTTTTTTTAGATTCTTTCTTAGTCTTTTTGGATTCCATTTCATCTTCTTCATCCTCATCTTCATCTTCCCAATCTTCATCATCCATTTCTTTCTTTACTTTTTTAGATTCTGCTTTTGGAGCAGCTGAAGGACCTTCTTTGGCTTTCTTGGTTCCACCTTCGCCATCTTCTTCTTTATCAGAACGACCTTCTTCGCCATCAACTTCTGGCATGCCTAATTCTTTATTCTTGTCTTTCATTTCTTCCATATCAACCTCTTCATTTTTTCCATCATCTTTGAGTGTTTCTTTTTTAGCCATTGTTAATCTCCTAGAATTAATTTGTTTCTTGTATATTTATAATATTAAAGATTTTGGAGGAATTTTTCAAAAACTTCAAGCTTTTTTTGTTCCAAATCTCTCATATTTGCTTTTTTAATAATATTTTTCATATCATCAATTTCTCTTTCTTTTATAATACCGTTTTCCCATACCCATTCTTTACCTTCCATAATACCATTAACAAATGCGTCTGGTGCTGATGGATCAGCAACAATATCAACAGTAGATAAAATAAAATCATTTTGAACTTCATTAACACCTTTTTTATTAGCTTTCAAACTTCCCATACCCCGAGAAGATACACCAAGTTTAACACCCTCGCTAATAAAATTCTTAACGATCTTACCATTAGGTGTGTCCATTACTTTTGCTTTACCAATAAAATTCTTTCCATCTTCATAGAGTTCTTTAATAACATGAGACACCCTATCCAGATTAATAACAGGTCCCATTGGATGTCCAAGTTCTCCTAAAGCACGACCTTCATTAATATATTTTTTACTAAAGTTCTGAACTTCCTTTTTCAATACTGCATGAGGATAAACTCTACCATTCTGATTTTTAATATCAGATTGCATAAAGATTCCTTTAATATATTGTTCTTTTTCTTTTCCCTCAGTAATATATTCTACTTCGTTTAAGTGTTCTGTTATTAATTTCATAGTTACCCTTTCTGTCCTAATTTAGCTATTCTTTGAGTCTCAGCACTGCGAACTTTTGGTAAAATCTTTTTAGCGATTCTTTTAATTACTGCTTTCTTTTTACTTAATCTTTTTTCTAATTGTTCTCTACTACTTAAAGATAAATCTGATTTTTTTCTATTTTTTAAAATCTTTTTTGTAATTAGTTCTCTCGCTTTTTTTAATGCTCTAACTTTTAATTTTTCAGGTGATGCTTTCTTCTTCATAGCGAGTTTACGCTTACGAGCAATTTGAAAAGATTTTACTTTCAATAATCTTGATCTTTTCAATCTTGCAGACTTACTCAAAACTTCATCAATAACATCTTCAACTAAATCGTCAGTCGTTTTCATTATCGCCTTCCCAACCAGCATCAATTTCATCATAGAATTTTTTCTTATCTGCACCTTTTAATTCGTCTGGACTAGACACACCATATTTTTTTAATGTCTTATTAAAAAAAGCTTGATAAGCTTTTTTATCACCAGATGCTTCTTTTCTTTGTTCTTTCCTTCTTCCATCACCACCAGCACATCTTCGTTTTTCGCCTGACGATTTAATATATTCTTTAAAAGTTATCATTTCTCTACCTCTGGTGTTTTAGGTTCATCTGAAACCGTTGGTTCTTGTACTTCTGGTCTATCAAATTTAAAAGTTGTTTTATAATCTTCGATAGCCTTAAAAGATTTATCTTTTAAAATTTGAGTAATACCTTCTTTTGCTTTATTAAGTTTTTTATTTAAAATATTTTTTAATACATTACTTTTAATATCAGTCATGTTTGATCCTTTCATCTTTAATAATATCAAGAAAAAACTTTTCACCTAGTTCTTCGGATTGAATCCAAGAAGTAATATCGTTAGGTCGTAGATTAAATTTTTTACTTGCCATAATAACGGACTTATTCATTTGTCCGAAACCTTTTTTATCAACATATTTAAATACAAAACGAATTGCTTCTTTCATTTCTGCAGATATTTTTTTAGAAGGCGATTCATCATGTAATATGTCTTTAAACATATTCTTTTTATAATTTTCAATAAAACTATGAGTTTTTACTTTTAAAATAGATTGTATTTTAGAAGTCCTCATCAGCATCTCCCCCAAAATCATCTTCAGGTTCTTCTTCGGCTTTTTCAAGATCCATCTGTTTATCCAAAGCTTCTATTTGTTCAGAAGTTTGCTGTAAAATACTTTTTCTTACATATTCTTTAGAAACATATTTACCAACATATTCTTCTGCCTGTGCAGCTAACTCAAAGCGATCTCTTAATACTTCGGAATTTTTTAATTCCATAAAATGAGAATCTTTTGCCCATATATAACGAATACGATCTCTCATATCTACCCAATCTTCTTCTTTAATAATACCTTTAAGAATTAATTGGACTCTCAATAAATCACAAAACAAATGAGAAAATTTATGTCTTAAACGAGTAATAAATTTTCCAAACTTTACTTCATCTCTTGTAATTTCAGATGCTCTTCCAAGATTAAACTGTGTTGAATCAGTTCCTTCAATTCTTGATATTGGAACATTCAAAGACTTATATAATTTCTTTCTAAAATATTCTATATCTTCTGTTTCACCAAGATTTTGTCCACCTGGCAAAGTTTGAATTTCAGTACCTCGGCCACCTTCTCGTCTTGGCAACCAGAAATCTTCTAACATTGAAAGATGTTTACGTTGATCTTCTACTTCTCCTGATGAAGCATTATAAATCATTTTTTGTTTATAACGGTTCATTACTGTTTGCAGATATTGTTCTGCTTTCAGTTTGGGGAGATTACCTACATCAATATAAAAGATTCTTCGTTCTGGCGCTCTTGCTAATCTATAAATAACCAGAGCATCTTCAATCATTCTTAATTGATTGAATGGTTTAATTGCTTTAAACAAATAACCAATTACAACTTGTTTTACTTGGTCAATCAATCCCGAATGAACATATGAAATAGCATCTGGTGCAACTGTTATTTGTTTAGTGCTTCCTGCTTGACCTACTTGAAAATTTCCAGTCATCATAGGATCAGAATTGTAAATATAATACTCATTTACTGATTTAACAACTTCAACACCATTAACAGTTTCTTTCTGAACATCACGAACTTTATTAATATTTAAAGGATCAATAGGAACTAAATCTGTAATACCATCTTTAATCCTGTTTTCATCAACAACAATATGATGATATAATCTTCCATCAACATACCATTTTTTAAATAAATCTCCACCCTCATTATTAAAATTTAATAAATCTAATATTGTAGTAAATTCTTGACTAATTTTATCTTTGATAGCATCAGATAAATCTATACTATCTAAATCAAGAGCAACTACGGGTACACCATCTTCGTGTATTACTGCATCATTAATAATATCTTCAATTGCACCATCAACTTCTTGGGAAAAAGACATATCACGATACTTTTGAATCAAAACCTTCTCATCTTTTGCATCAGCCTCAGCATTTAAGTAATGCCCAATAATACCTCCACCATCAACAACAGTTGTTGCACCATCGGTATTTTCGGGAGTTACAAATGTCTTAGCCTTTTTATCTTTTTTAGATTGTATTTCAAATCCAAATATTTCAAAAGCCATAAAGAATTTCCTTTGTTAAAATCAAAATTTTCGGGGGATGATAAAATCATCCCCCAATGTTCATATATTTAGAAGCCAATACTACCAAAGATTTGTCCACCAATGTTACCATTACTATCAGCTGCGAATGTAACACCAACAGAACTATTACCTTGACCAACACCTAAGGTATTACCTTGACCCGTTGTAAATTCATTAATTGCAAAAGTTACAGTATAATCCTCTACGGTATCATTTGTATCCCATGCCAAATCAATAGCAGAAATGTCAGTAGGGTACATACTCGTAATTTTATAAGTACGAATTGTTCTTCCTTGACGATCTAACTGTTGAATTAATGCAGCACCATAAATTCCGGCTGTAGCTACTTGAATGTTAGCATGATGATGTTGAAGTTGTTCACTCCACTTTTCAAAAACACCACGAATGTACATACTTGTATCATTCAAAACTGTTACAGTCCAATCTGCGAATGTACGATCACCAGGAACTTTCAGAAATCTTCCATGATAAGGTACATCAACATTTCCTATAGTTGAACCGGGAAGTTGCGTTGCCTTACAATGATACTGAAAAGGTTCCATGTTAAATCCCTGTGGAGGGATAATATTACAAACAAATAGATTTGGTCGTACACCACCTCTAAATCGACTTTGAAAATCATGTATACTTGTTGCCATTTTATTACTCCTTTTCGTTTATAGTATTTATACGATTAACCACCAATTTCTGTGAAATTAACATCAGTTCTGGCGGCAATAAAATTTAACTGAATGTAATTGATAGACCTTGCAGGTTTAACAAAAATATCACCTACAAATTGGTTTGTATCAATAACCTCTCCAGGATTATTTGAACCGTCACATACTACTTTGAAATCAGTAATACCACGGCGACCTTGTACTTCTCGTAAGAATGGTGTAACAAAGTTTACAAACTGTGTTCTCGTAAACTCATCATTGAACTCAAATAACATTGCTTTGGCAGCTACTGAAATTGATTTTTCAAGAGTAATAAACAATCTTCGTACATTAATTCTATCAAATGCACTTGGAACTGTCTGCATGGTTTTATCACCAAAAAGAATAACACCAGCGCCTGCTTGTGTTACAGAAGGATTAACTCCTAATTGATATAACGTATCACGATTTGCTTTAGTTGGTTCCCAAGAAAGTTTTACAATATTTTTTATAATACCTCTTGTCAAACCAGCGGGAGACCACCAAGGATCATTAGTATTATCCGTTCTCGCACACAAACCAGCAATATCACCGTTCAACGGGACATATACAAACACATCTCGATAACGATCATATTGATATTTCCATGCACTATCCATAACGGCATAAGATGATTTAACTAAATTACCAT